AGCGTAAATCAATTACTCTAGTTAGAAAGATAGTCTAACTGAATCCGTAGCTGATCTGCTCACAGATCAAATTCATCTGTACCACAATAGCCACGGCATAGGCAGTGGCGTGGGATTTTTTAAAGAAGTATTCGTCATTCTCGGGTTTGATCCAAACCTCGTTCATCACCGTAGTCCAATCCTTCCCAATCAGATAACGTTTGGCTGGCCTGATCATTGCCAGCACTGCTGCCAATTGCTCTATAGATTCTGGTTTGCTTTGTCTCAGAATAGACCCATGCCCATTCACATGGAACAGGTTCTGGATAAAATCTTCGTCTTGTAGTAGATCCCATAATGGCTCAGTCTCCATGAGTTGGATAAGATGTGTTTCGTCTCTAACACCTTTGTAGATACCGACATTTAAAAAATCAATCTTAAAATACTTTTCTGCTTCTACATGATCTTAGGGCACACTGCAAACAGCTTCTGTAGCACTAGCAGGCACGCCATGTAGATACACTCCGGTGTTATGTTTAACCAATCGATCGTTGTCAACGCGACTGGCCGGTACATGCTTGAATAACTTCAAAGCATGATCTCTATCTACAAAGTCTATATCGATATCAGGCATTGTCTTTGATCTCTGCAGGCGGAGCCCAGGTAGCGTAGTCTATCTTCTTCCACTGTCTAGGTCCTGGTGTAGTATAAGGTGTATATATCTCACCGGTTTCTCTATCAACCAACAGCCATTTATCTGGGCACTTGGTGGTGATGGTTAATTCCACTGGTGTGCTATATTCCGAAACTAGGGTACCGTCTATTAATTTTCTATTCATTATTGTATCCTTGTGGTTTCGAACAGCAACAAAGGAAGTGTCTCTGCTAAAAATGCTGCATATTCTTCTGCAGATTCTTCGTCTGCAAAGTTTGAAAATTTAACATATACACAGTGTTCACCATCTTCTTCCGTGGTCATTACTTCTATATCTATGTCATCAGTGGATATAAATTCTTGTTCTTGTTTGTTTTCTTCAGTCACTGTATTTTGGCCTCTTTGATAACATCCTTAACTAATTCTACATCTGCCGGTAGTGTTTTAAATCTACGCAACCAAAACTGTGGATCTATAATAGGCCCAATAATTTCTAATTGCTCATCATTCATACGAGTTAGCATTTCTTTGCCTGCCCGAGCATTTAATATCATCCAAGGACTTACTAGTCCTTCTTTGATATCATGCGTGGCTCTGTTTAGATTTACGTAGGCAAAATAATGTTCCCATGCTGCAGAGTTTGATTCCGCCCATGACATCATGGTCATGATACTGCGTTGTATAGCACCGTCGGCAGGTTCTACTTTGATTAAATCTGCGATATAGCTTTGATACAATTCATCTCTGCACCAATGATCTAGTTTAACTCCGCTCTTGACCACGTAGTCTACAAATCTCTCAGGATATATAGGCGCTGTATTAACCAAGAAACTGCCAAATTTCACAAAGGCTGTATAAAAACTAGAAGCGGCAAACTCTTCAAAGGTCTTGGGCTGTTGTGCTTTTTGCGTGAGCTGATAGAATCTTTGGAATGTCAACAATCCCATTAGCACATGTTTTTCATTACGACTGAGATGTCTACGTTTTTGTTCGCAAACATGCACCACCAAAGTCTTTTCTTTGGCAAATAATTTTTCGCAATGCTCACACTTAAAATTTAATTGCATTGACTTCTTTTTTATCCCATCCAAGGTTTTGACAATAGTCTTTGATTTCTCGATCTGTGGTGATAGCTGCAAGTGTAGCAATGTCTGCCCTTTTCATAGTTGGAAATATCGCGGCAAGGAATTCTTCTTTCTTGTTCTTTTCTTTTTTCAGAGGAATCCATTCATGGAACTGTTTGGCTTTGGATTCGTGACTGCAAGCCACTAATGTCAACCATTGCAGTTTGGGATGTTGACTGACGTTGGCCCAGTTCTTGTTGTAGTATTGATTTACAGTGAGCAGATAGTGTTCTTGTATTTCTGTATTAGAGCCTGATACACTGCTGATATATCTGTTGAGATTCCACAGATCTCCTTTGATTTCTTTTCGGCCTTCTTCTGTAGCAGCGTCCCAGAGTTCTTTGATTCCCTGATCAACACAAGGTATGATATCTTTGAATAGGTCTACGTGTTTATTTTTGGCCATGGTCTTTGCTCAAGTGATATAATATTTTAACACGTTCCAGAGCTTCTTGTAAAGTGGGATTCGTCCGAGATTCTTTTAATATATCTTTCCAAGTATTTTCTAACTCATAATTGATGGTTATATTTTCGTTAAATGGGTCGATGTATTTTCCAATCATTGTTCGTTCTGATTTGCCAAACTCTCTGGCGTAGATTTCCGTGCCATTGCGTTCGTAAATATAAGTTGCACCTGGAGTTAAAGAGCCCATATTAATAATTATAGTAGATCAGGATTTCCAGTCAGGGACAATGCTGATATATTTTGAAAATATGCAGGATGCAATCTAACAATAGTAGGAGTAGTGACTTGTATATCTACAATAGCATCACCTAGTTGATTATCTGCAGGAACAAACCCGTTTTTATTAATCCAGTGTAGCATGCGAGCAGCAGCGTGTGGTTTGATAATGTAACCATAAGCTCCTCTCATATAATTTCCGGTTTCGTTCTTATGTAAAAATTTAGCTGTTGGATTATGATATTTCATTATTGATATATCCGAACTTTGTTGTTCTATTAATGTATCATTATAAAGTTTTGAAAATGGATCAAGATTGTCTAATTTTAACACGTCTTCAAATTTACCTAAAATATTCTCCGGCAGCGGTCTGATAAAATAACCGTCGTGCTCTAGTATACAGAATGGAACATTTTTTTTGGCACATTGTTCCCAAAGATAGTAATGACTTAAAAAACAACCGTAAACTCCCGCTCTGCCTTTTTTAAATTTATACTTTGGATGAATATTTAATTTATCAAGATGACTTTGATATTCTAATCCATTGATAGCATCAAAATAGTTTACCTCGATACCAAACGTTGCAGCCTGATTTACGCACTCGGCAGCATATTTTTCCGATATAGAATTATCTTTTAATCTTATTATGTAAGTTTTCATAATTCTAAAAGATAAACTCCAATCTTGTTGCCAGTCCATGATCTTTTAATTTGAGGAAAAGTTTCTAACATTTCTGTATCTGACCAATCATCCTTTACGTGTGCTTCGTAAGGATTGCCTTCTTCTTCGCCTTGAGGGAAATGCACAATAGGAATACTAACAATAATTCGTTTAGCAACTTTTAATAAGTCGTCAACCACTTTAATCGCTTCTTCTTTAGTTATATGTTCTAATACGTCACCTGCAAATACTAGATCTATCTTACCCAGGGTGTTAAAATCTACTGTTCTGATATCTGCGTTAATAATTTTATTATATCTCGTTAACAAATCAAATTCATGAATATAAGGTTCCCATGCTTCAATACCAGTCCAGTGTGCTTCTCTAAGAATTGGGGACTTCCTGGTATACAGCCTATGATAAGTTCCGTTTCCGACTCCGAGGTCTAACACAGTTTTTACATGGGGTCCGAACTCTGTAACCCATTCTTTTATTGCTGCTTTACCTTCTTTATTACTTGATGGCATACTGTTTCCTATTTTAAAATTTTAGAATCTGTCATTTAGAATACCCTACAGTTTCTCTTGCAATATCATCGTGATCGAACTCTGCCCAATATAATTCAAAAGCAACACAGTCTGTGACAGCTTCAAACTGATGATATTCACCAGGAGCAACTTTTGTATATTGTCCAGCCTTGAGTAGCGTTTCGTCGACTAAATCATAATTGCCTTTCCATACACGGATAATCATTTCACCGGATTCAACAAAGAATCCATTCCACTTAAACTTGTGTTTATGCTTTGAGCACACTCCGCCTGCTTTAGCTTCAATACGATGAAATTCCAAAACACCGTTGGCTTCTAACAATTCTGTCTGTCCCCATACTTTTCCTGCTTTCATGCTATCTCCTTAATGTGTGTATTTAATCAGATCAATTTGTGTAATTGTAAAACTTCGCTTTGTCTTGAAATTTCTTTGACGAAGAATACACAAGGTGGATTGACCTCTTCACTGAGCGGCACCGTTAATAATTGTCCGTTTTTCATCTTAGGAAAATACCAACGCACATCCTGATAGATATTGACAATTTCTATAGGCATGTATTCTGCTCTAAATCCCTTGATTGGATTAAACACTAGTGCATCAAATCCACGCTCATTGATACTAGTCAACGGCAACACTTCTGGATCTAGACCACAATCTTTGTCTCCCACAACCATACACCAATCCAAAGGCATTTGCACTTCATAGCCACCTATGTTCAGCACTATGGCCGGTGAATTAAACGATTCTAAAAATATCAAAGGCATGAAATAAAAATCTGGATCCTGAGGATTTGAATTATCCAGCACCGAAAATCTTGTATCTTCGTCTACTTGATCCGGTAATTCGTTCAGATCAAATGCTTCATTGTTTAGTGTAAGTATTCTCATTTTAATTTTCCTAGTATTGCATTTCGGTGATCGACATCCCATGTTAAAATATCATAGTTAAAATTGATCTTACAGAAATCAATTGCTTTAGTACCACCGTTTTCTTGTTCAACAATCAACAGAGGATTGTATTTTTTAATGGTATTAACTGCACCTTGTAAAACATTTAATTCGTATCCGTCCACATCAATTTTAATATAATCGATATCTGAAAAATTAAATTCATCTATAGTGTATAACTGTTCATTGTACCACTTTTCTTGCGGTATTTTTCCACTGGTCATACTTCCACCTCCGCTTACCTTTATAATTTTATGTCCTTCGCCCAACGCACATTTAAAATGTGTAATTTTAGATAGGTCGACATTTTTATGAAATAATTTTCTTCTTCGATAATCAAAACAAAAAACATGATTAAAATCTTTATGAATATATCTCGTGTATTCGCCATCTCTGCAACCAATATCTATAGCATTTCTTTTTTCTGTAATAAAAGGAAGACTAGCTATCCATGTTTTTTTACAATGATGATTGGGGAATTCTTGTGTACCATCTGGACTAAAGAAAAAATCAGTATCATATAACTCCCAGTTAAATGTATTTTCAGAAAACTGAGTAGGTTCAAGAGGATATATCATATATTAACCTTGGTAATGGTAAAGGGGTATTTGGCCTCTTTATAAAACTTTTTTCTTTCTGTTAAGTGTCGCTTGGCGTATTTGCAGGTGCTGGTAATGTCCCAGATTTCTACGTGATCTTTGTCTTCTGCTTTTCTAATGCCTCGCCCAATGCTTTGTATAACGCGGAC